TAGCTGCCGGATCATCCGAAAACACTGCCCATGATAATAACGCAATTGGAGCCGAAAGTAAAACTAAAATAAATTCGTCTTTCCAGTCCGAATTTCTTGATTCTAATAATTTGCCCTGATATTCCGCCTCACCATTTGCCATCTTTTCTGCATGACGCATTTGTGCGTCCGCCATAAGCATTTTAGTTCTTTGACGGTTTTTAAATATGTGAGAGCCAGCTTGAGCGGCTAATTTAATAGCGCTAAACCACATACTAGTACCACTTAGCTGTTCTTTTTTTCTCTGCTAGCATTCCATCTTGACCTTTTACTTTTACGTCCTGAGTTTCATTCGGTTTTGACACTTCGATTTCTACACCGCCGTTCAACATTCCGTCTTTGTTCAGAAACATATCGTGATCAACATGTTTTGCGTCTGTTTTTTTATTTTTTTTCATATTTATTCTCCTCTGTTTCTAATTATAGCTATATTTCCTGGCATTGCATCCATTTTCGGTGCCGATGGTATAGTTTTACTTAAAATTGTTTTCTCAATAGACGTATTAGCTCTTAATTTAGCTAAATCTTCGTTTTGTTCGAGCTTATCTTCTTGAATTCCTTGATTCATCATCGCTTTTGTCTTGTCTAAATTCAATCTTTGCTCTGCTTCTTTTCTTTTTTGCTCATTATCCATTGCTCTAAGGTCTAATTCTCTTGCTTTTAGCTTAGCAACAGGGTCATTTCCGAAATCACCCATGATTTTGTTCTCTTCATCCTTAAATTCTTGAGTCATATCAGCAATTAATTTAGCTTTTCTTGCTTCAATTGCCATACTCATTTGTACAATTTGCTGTTGTACTTGTGGACTTTGTGCCATTTGTGGATTTTGTTGTGCCATTTGTTGTAATTGCATCAATTGTTGTATCTCTTCTCTGAATTCTATCTCTAATTGCTCTTGTGCCATCAAAGAAATGTGTTCAAAAATATTTTTTTGTAATGCACCCATAACCGCCGGACTATTTTTTGCCATGTTGGTTGCCATAAAATTTAAATGCGAAGTAATATGTGCTCTGTGTTCTTGTCCTTTGAACGCTTGGAAAGGTCTACCACTCATTGACATAATATTTTCTGCCGCTGGATCCATTGGCATAGGTTGTTGAGGTGGTGGTAAAATCTTATCAATATTTTTTACACCAATTGCACTGTACATATCTCTGTATGCTTCATACATATTGTGCATATTTGGATTTGACATCGCAAGTTGTAGTTCAGTTTGTGCTAAACTAATTCTTTGTGACTGTGAAAATATGTTTGGATCAGCAATTGGAATGATATCTACTTTATCATCAAAGTCTGCAACTTTAATATTTCTTTGACCCCCTACAACATCGTAAGGATATTCTGGTGGTAGATATGTTTTAAACACATCTGCCAATAATCTAAATTCTTCTTTGAGTGCCACATACAATCTTTTATGTATCGCTGACATGACTCTACTTCCACGTTCGAGTAAAGCTATGGTCGTCCCAACAGCGGCCTGTTGGTTGCCGTCACCGACCTGCATGTCAGCTATGGCGGCAAATCGTTGACCTGCGTTTACTACGATACCCATCAATTGTAATAATGTTGCTGATGGTTCTTTGAAAGGTAAAGGCATAAATGCGTCTCTAATGTTTCCGCCAGGTGCATCTACATCTCTAAACTCTCCAGGTTGAATCGATTGTGCCTCATCTCTAACACGAATACCTCTTTGTTTAAATCCAGCTGGCATATTTGAAAACGTACCAGCATCTAACAGTTGTCTTAAAGCATTCGTTGCAGTTCTAGATAATCCACCGATCATGTGGATTAAACCAAATCCATAAAAACCAAGTCCAGGTAAAAATTTAAAATGAGTAAAATAACTTATTTTATTTCTTAATGGATCTTCAGCTTTGTAGTTTCTTCTAATTGATAAAACTTCTCTTGAAGAAGTATCAATTGTTACAATGTATGGAAGTTTGATTCCAGTAGGGTTTTGTTCTTCGTCTTTATCTTCAAAACCTTCTAGATCTAAATCTGTGTGAATTTCTAAAATTGTAAAAACTTGTTCGTCTCTAGTTTTTCTAACTCCTTCTAATTCTCTTTCCTTTTTCTCTACTTCTGTTTCTTGAGAATAACCTGGAGTGATTTCTACATCTCTATAAAAACCTGCTACTTGTTTTTTTCTTAAATCATTTTCTGACACTTTTAAAACATGCACGATTGAATCTGCATCTTCTAAAGATGTTGCTGTGTATGGAACTATCAGGTCATCTGCCGGAACAAATTTAGACACGGCTCTGCCTAGAAGTTCATCATAATAAATCTTCTTAAATGCAGAGCCGCTAAGAGGGAGATAAAAAAGTAACTGATCGAACTCGGGTTCATACTCTTTCATCACATTCATGAGTTGATAGTTCATGAAATTTTTTACTCTAGTTGCCTGGTCTTCTTTTTCTCTAGTAGGTAAACCCATAATTTGAGTGTGGACTGGACCAGTCGCTGGAAGTAATTCTTTATAAGCGTGTGCTTGAAACTGTGTTACGGCTTCTGCTAATACTGGGTGTGTTGCACCACTTGCATTTGTAAAAGGTTGGGATCGAACTTCATATTTAAATCCTAATAGATCTAAACCTTTAGTGTAAGCATCTTCCCAATCTTTTCTTGATGATTTGTATTGTGTGTAGTTTTCAAAAAGATCAGAACCTAATCTTCCTAAAACATCTTCAGGAAGTAGATCTGCTAAATTGTCAAAGTGTTCATTAGTGCCTGGCTGATTTACAGCTTCAGGATCAAAAGTAATTGTAGCACCGCCATCTTCTTCTTGTTCAACTTGAATATCTTCTGGTCCAACTTGTTCCTCAATATTCTCTTGAGATGCTTCTACAATCTCTTCTTCACTAGGTAATTTTATTTCCTGCTCTACGTTTGGCAAAGCTTTGTCTATTTCTGACATTATTTTTCTCCGAGTTCTCAACTGTTATAATCCTTTTTCCCGAAACATTCAACCCCTGAGAATTAGGTCCTTTTAAAGGAGGTACAGTTGTAGTTAATTTTTTAGTCATCTGTTAATAAGTTATACCCTTGTATACCTAGAGAACCTGCAAGTCCAACTAATCCTGCTCTAGACATAACCCTTAATGCTCCAGGACTCATACCTAATCTAGCCACTTTTCTAAGTGTTGGCTTTAGTCCTCTAGTCATTTTATCTGTTTGATCAGCAAAGGTACCGTATAAATAATTGAATGGATTAGTTGCTATATCTGTTGCACTATCTCCTTCGTAAACTTGTGATGCGATATCGGCTGCTGCAAAAGGAGCCAGGGCACCGGGAGTAGACATAATACCAAGTCCTCTTCCTAAAACTCTTAGACCTGTTTTTGCTAATCCTTTTTTCTCCATACCCATTCCTCTTGTTCGACTTGCTTTAATTGTTGATGGCGCACCAAGTGCTGTTGAAGTTGCAGCGGCAGCACCTAACGCAGGAAGTTGGTAATCTAAAATATCTGGTCTATCAAATTGATTTGCTAATGGATCCATAATTGGATCTGTTGCCATTGCAACTAACATACTCTTTTGTTGATCTTCGTTTGATAGATAACTTGTTGGATCATCATTTCTAAATTCTTTTACGATTGCAGCCCCAGCTGCTCCAGCAGCACCAGCTAATGTAAATCTTTTTACACCTGGTGATTTTGCAAAGTTTAAAACTTTTTGAAACAGGCTTTCTGGATTTTTTTGTACTGCTTCATCAAATTGAGCTACACAAGATTTTACTGTACCACCACTTGCCTTTCCAAAAATAGAACAAACGTTGTCTGTATTATTTACAAACTGTTCTCTTACATTAGATAACAATGCTCCCATAGGCATAGCTCTAGATCTTAAAGCAATTCCTTGATCAGCAAGTTCGGTTACATTTGCTTGTGCTTCTGGAGTTAGTTTATCAAAATTTTTTACAAACTTAGATGCATCTAATTTTTCTCCAGGTTTATACTCTATGATAGGTGTATCGATATTATATTGTTTTTGAAAAAGTTTAGAGTCCTTGTTAAATTGTTTTATCTCTTCTCCAATATTTTGATCACCTCTAACAACTTTTTCAAAGATTCTTGAAAAATCTTTATCAATAGTGTTTCCTTTTAAATAGTTTACTTCTGGACTTGTAATCTGAGCTAATTCCGAATAACCTGGAGCTCTTTCATAAGTAGCTGAAAGACCCATCGCTTCATCAATATTTACACCTTGTCCTCTCAATTGATTCATTAAACGACGTCTAGTAGAAAATAATCTATTGTTTATATCAGTAATTCCTAAAACCTTGTCTCGTTCTCGTAACATTGCATTTCTTCTTTCAGCATTTCCAAAATTAAAAAAACCACTGCCAGGCATTAATATATTTCCAAGAATACTTTCAGTTTTTTCTATAGAAGGGATTTTTATTCCAGGCACTGTTCTAGCACCTGTTAAAACCTCAACATATTTAGAGGCATCATTTCCAAGATATTTAAGATTTTTTGCATCTGCTTTTCCATAAATATTTTCTGCAAGTTCTACTGGAGTTGCATCGGGATCTAACATTAATTCTCTATGAATAGCTTTTATAGGTTCAAAAGAACCCATACTTTTCTTTTCAGACATTCTTTGAATACCTTTTTTCTGCATATCAGAAACTGCTGTTTTAAATTCAGCTATATCTTCTTTGGAAGGACTTTTATAAAAGATTTCTTTTTTAAAATTCTTTTTATCAAAAAGTTTTTTTATAGTTTTTTGAAGATCACCGTAATTTCCTTTACGATTACTTTCGTATTCTTTGAAACTATCTTTTTTAATATTTAATTTATTTAATAGTTCACTAAAAGGTATATAATTTTTAGGAATGGCTTTTAATTTTCCTTGTTCATATAAATAAGATTTATATGTATTTTGTTTTATATCTCTTTGAGCTGTTGTTAAATCTTCCCAAACAAGTCCAGGTCTTTTTTGTTTAAAAAATTTTCTGAACTCAGGATCATTTTCCCAAGCCTTGTTCCAATCTCCTTGTCCTTTAATAGAATATTCTATATCTATATCTTTAAATATTTCTGGGTTAGATGTCCTTAAACTACCTAGTTTTTTAGAAGGAGAACTTTCTCCTAATTTACCTTTATAAATTTTACTTACTAATTCAGAAAGTTCTGCCGTCCCTACAGTTTTACCTTTATATTTTTTTAAGGCTTCCTTAAACTTTTCAAATAAGGCTTGTTGTTCTGCACTTCGCATTACACTTTCAGAATATTAACTAGGCCACCACCC